TCGAACGAAAGCGACTTCTTGAAGGGGATTGGGACGTGGCAGAGGGAGCGGCCTTCCCAGAGTTCAGCCGCACCAAGCACGTCGTTGAACCGTTCGAACTGCCAACCAACTGGCCGCGCATACGGATGGCCGACTACGGGTACGCTGCACCCTCGTGTGTCCTCTGGGGTGCAATCGACTGGGACGACAACATCTGGATTTACAGAGAATTATACGAAAAACACTTGACAGCGGAACAATTAGCTGATAGAATACTAGCAGCGGAACAACTAGACCCATTACCACACTACACGGTCCTTGACTCGTCTTGCTGGAACAAGACAGGTTTTGGGCCTTCGATTGCAGAGGTAATGATGCGACAGGGTGTTCGCTGGACGCCAGCAGACCGCAACCGCATTCAAGGCAAAATGGAAATACACCGCCGCCTAGCTGACAATCCATACACAGAGGAACCTCGCATCCGTTTCTTTTCTACGTGCAGCAACATAGTCAAACAGATTGCTGGCATTCCGCTCTCTAAAACAAACAGCGAAGACGTGGATACAAAGGCAGAGGATCACGCATACGATGCGTTGCGCTACGGAATGATGACACGTATGAGTGGCTACGCTTCCATACACCAACAGCTAAGTTCTATAAAGAACCACGTCCACCAAGTTCAAGACGAAGTATTCGGATACTAACCTATGGCACTCACCGAACTAGAGTTTGTAGAAAAGATGAAGGCTGGCACCGCTACTGTGGAAGAGGCTATCAGCTTTGCTAGATCACGTCCGACAATCAGTTCCAACGCCAAAAAAAGAATAGGGGCACTTACTTCAGGATTTAAAAAAATGGGCTTGGATATTACCATGCCCTACAAAGACCTTAAAGATGATAAAGTTTTAAAACTTTTTACAAAAGAAAATAGCCCAGATAAATCAAATCGTGCGCCCAACCTTCAAGCGTTAGAAAACAACATAAAAGGTTTGTTTGGTAAGTATGCAATCTCCGGTGTAATGGAGAAAGTTCCGGGCAGCGATATTGAAGTAGCCATGTACCCACAGCTTACGGGCACGGGGACTGTAGCTGGAACTCAACGCACAGGCATGGCGGGTGAGCGTCCCATGCGTGGTCTTCTTCCAATGGAAGACTTTGCCAAGATATATGCCGAAGCTGTGCCCCTCATTCAAGAAGAGTACGGGCAAGCCACCGCCGATCTTGCAAAGTATCATGCAACAACATCTCACAGACCTTCTCAATTACAAGGTCTAAAGAAATCTGACGTTACTGTTTCGGGCAACACAATCACAGTAGCCGGTAAAAAAGTAACAAAAACTGATAAAAAAGGACGCCCTCCTCTAACTTTTGATTTAGATTCGCCAACGGGTCAACTCCTTAAAAGAAATCTAGACTCAACTAAGTCTGAATTTTTATTTGATACTAGCACTGCAAATTTTGACGATGCGTTTGCCAAGCATATTACTCCTCGTCTTGAACAGTATTCAGAGTTACTACCTCTTGCAGAAATAAAAGTTGAAGGTCCAGACGGAATACGACTTTCTGAAAAGCCAGTTACTACCCCCTCTGCCATACGCTCTATTGTTCCTAAAATTATGCTGGATCAATACAACATTCCAGAGGCACTTGTACAGGGAGTAATGGGGCATGTCAATGACAGCATTCTTCGTAAAAACTATGCAGGTATCGCGCCGTCAACAGATATTCCTAAGCTTCTTGAAAATCCATCCAGTTTTGCAGTGGGGGACTTCGGCACAACGCCTAAAAATATCAATATAGACCTCCTGTCTGATGAGGACAGGGCAGCACTAATAGAAGATCAGAAGCTTACGATAATTGAAGAAGAAAAAGCAAAACGGGCTACTGCAGGGGCTGCTATTGCAGAGGCGCAAGCCCAAGAAATAAAGTCAAAGGCTTCTGTAACCCCAGAAGACATAGCTAGGGCAGCAGAAGTTGACGTAGAGAAAGTAAAAGCCGATGAACTACGCCGCATTCAGGAAAAAGAAATAAGAGAACAAGTAAGAGTTGAACAAGGCGTTTCAAAAAATATTCCTGTAGAAAATCCAATGCCCGGTGTTACTCCTGAACTAGAAGAACAACTAAAAAAAGACGGAGTGTGGGAGGCGTTTAAAGCAAAGGCTGCAAAGGCTGGAAATATACTGCCCTCTGCTTTTGCTGGAACCATGCTAGGTAACGCCCTTTACAACTTAGCAGAAGACCCTGAAGAGTTTGTTGGGTATCTTACTAGAGACGCTGTAATAGAAGGTGCGCTACGTGCTATGCGATTTGCTAACCCTGTACAAGCCGCATCAACTATGATTATTGAGCCAATGGCACAGCAAGCTACACCAGAACAAAGCATGATGCAACCTGAACTTATCTACGCGGAACCAGATGGTAAGTTTGTTGACCCCAAATTGGAGTTGATGCGTCGTCAATCTGTAATCCAAAAAAATGTAAATGACATGTCCCGTATTGCAACTGAAGATGCAGGATTTGTTACGACAAACAGGGAACCTGAAGCCACCCCTGTCACTGACTCTGGCTTCTTAAATATGCAATCACAACCATAGGGAGTAATCCGATGGCAAACGCCACAACTGGTAACTACAACTACGGCGCATCGTACATTATGAACGCAGACAAAATCAGCGTTGATAAAGACGAAGGCGCATCACAACTGTACCGCGAAGGTTTGGAATTCGACACTCGTGTACAGACAGGCCCAATGATTGAAGCCATGCCAAAGAAACAAACCAAGCCCACGGTAGAAGCTTCACTTTTTAAAATGGCAGACGAACGCGACTACTAAGGAAGCGACATGGCCGATAATTTTTTAGAACCGGATGACGAACGAGCGATTCCGATTACCAACCCCGAAGAACAAATGCCCGGACTTGCGGGCCATATACGGGCACGGTTTGACGACGCAGAGAACGGACGGTTCTCAAACGAACAGCGGTGGCTGCAAGCGTACAAAAACTTTCGTGGAATCTACGACAGTACAACGCAGTACCGCGACAGCGAGAAGTCAAAGGTGTTCATTAAGATCACCAAAACAAAAGTTCTTGCTGCGTACGGGCAAATTATCGACATCTTGTTTGCTAATAAAAAGTTCCCACTTGTCGTGGAGTCAACTCCGATGCCAGAAGGCATTGAAGAGTTTGCCCACATGCGTACCCCCGCTGACGACCTAGATCAACAGCCCGACGACCCCTACGGGTTTCCGGGAGATGGACGTGACTTAGCACCCGGTGCCATGAGGGCGGATGATCCTCACAGGCTAGGATCGTACGGTAAAGACTTTGGTGACACAATACTTGCGGGCAAGTCCCGCGTAGGTGAACCACAGTTTGAACCTGCAAAAGAACAAGCACGAAAGATGGAGAAGTGTATCCACGATCAGTTGCTTGACACCAACGCCGTCAGTGAGTTTCGCAAAGCTATCTTTGAGTCAGCACTGTTTGGTACAGGTGTAGTCAAAGGCCCGTTTAACTTCTACAAGCGGGTACACAGGTGGACAACTAACGAAGAGGGGGAGCGAGAATACACACCGTATGAACGCACAGTGCCTCGCATAGAATACGTTTCGTGTTGGGACTTTCATCCTGATCCATCCGCTACGTCTGTAGAAGACTGCGAGTACGTCATTGAACGACATCGTATGAACAGGCAACAACTACGCAGCCTTATTATGCGACCACACTTTGACGCTCAAGCAATCGAAGAGTGCCTTGCAAAAGGACCAAACTACGAAGATAAATACTACGAAGACACTATTCGTGAAGACGAAACAGAACCCCACGTTTCTGAAAACCGGTATGAAGTCCTTGAGTATTGGGGCGTCCTTGACTCTAAGTTTGCAAAAGAAGTGGGTTTTGAAGGCGCAGAAAACATGTCAGAGTTTGACCAGATGCAGGTCAACATCTGGGTGTGTGGTACATTAATCCTTCGCTGCGTTGTCAACCCGTTTACTCCAGCACGTATACCCTACCAGTCGTTTCCGTTTGAAATCAACCCATATCAAATCTGGGGTGTTGGTGTAGCGGAAAACATGGAAGACGCACAGATGCTAATGAACGGGCACGTTCGTATGGCAATCGACAACCTAGCCCTAGCCGGTAATCTTGTCTTTGACGTAGA